AACTGAAAGGCAGGCCGTTTTTGGATGACGGGCTGGCGAAAAACGTGGATAAACAGAAACAAATCTATCTCAAGCACCTGAAAAGCATGAATAACATCTGAGGAGGGCGGCTATGCTTGAACAGGTCTGCGCACACGTGCATAACTATTTCACCAGAACCGCCCGACCGGGCACATATGCGATCACCAACGGCACGCTGACGCTGGACTTCCTGCGGGAGGGCCAGCGCTTTCATATTGTCGGCAGCGATCTCAACGACGGCGTGTACACCTGGCACGCGGACGGCATCAAAAACGACGACGACACCGCCGCGGCGACGCTGGCGGACGAGGAGTTCGCGGGCACGATCCTGCCCATGGCCGTCCCGAGGGCGTTTATCGACCTGTGCGCGGAGATCGCGGCCTGGGTGGCGCAGTACGGCCAGAACGCGCTCTCTCCCTACCAGAGCGAGGACGTGATCGGCGTGTACAGCTACACGAAAGCCGGCGCGAACACCGCGGCCGGCGCGAACAGCGCGGCGGGGACCTGGGAAAGCGCGTTTGCCGCGCGACTGAACCCCTACCGGCGCACGGGTGACCTGCTATGACGCTGATCGAGAGCATGATGAAGCCGTGCACGCGGCTGATCGAAACCGGCGCGACGGACGGCGCGTTCGGTCGCTACACCGAGTACATCGACGGCGAGAGTTTTCAGGCCGCGATCATCAAGAAAAGCGCGCCGGAGGGCGTGACCGCCGAGCAGCCGTCCATGGACGAGCTGTACACGGTGGTGCTCCCCGCCGGGACCGCGCTGGAATATGGCGAGCTGTTCCGCCGTGACGCGGACGGCGCGTGGTTCCGCGTGAAGGGCAACCCGCGCGACGCTGAAGCGCCCGCCCAAAGCACTGTGCAGATCACCAAAACCACGGCGGAAAGGATTGAACCGCTATGTTAAACACCGCCGCAGCGCTCGAGGCATGGTTCAGCCGGTTCGGCTGGCCGGTTTACGGAGCGAACGACGTGCCCGCGCGCGCGCCGCTGCCCTACATCACCGTGCAGGTCAAGGAGCCAGAGTACACCGAGAAGGCCGGCGTGCAGGTGCAGCTCTGGGCGCGAACGCGCGAAAACGCGGCCCTGATCGCCATGGCGGACGCGATTTGCGGCGCCGTTGGCGTCGGCGTCCGCATTCCCTTCGACGGCGGTCTGGCCGTGCTCTGGCCGGATTCGCCGCTGCAGCAGACACTCCCGGACGGCGACGTGCGGCGCGTGCTGATCCTGCTGCAGCTCAACTCATATCACTGTCCGGGCGTATAACCCGGAGAAAGGACGTAAAAACATGGGCGCACCTGGATTGACCTCTCCGATTCGCTCGGACGGCTTCAAAAATCTGCAGCTCAACGCAGGCATTTTCCTGATCAACTTTGACTATTCCGCCATCGCGGACGCGGCGGCGCTGAAAACCGCCGTTGCCGCGGCGATCACCGCCGGGACGAACATCCTGGGCATGACGCGCGGCGGCGGCACCTTCACGATCACGCGCGAGGTGAGGACGCCGGAGGTAGACGGACGGCGCTACGCGTTCAAGGGCGACAAGTTCGTGGATTCCATGGACGGCTATCTCTCCGGCACGCTGGTGGAGATCACGCCCGAGAACGTCAAGCGCGTGATGAGCACCGCGGACATCGCGACCAGCGGCGCGAAGAAGACCATCACGTTCCACACCGCGATCAACGCGGAGACGGACTACATCGATCACCTGTGCTGGGTGGGCGACATCGCCGACGGGCGCTATGTGCTGATCGAGATCGACAACGCCTTCAACACGGCGGACTTCTCCCTGACCTTTGCGGACAAGAACGAGGCGACGCTCCCGTTCGAGTTCCACGCGCACCAGGGCGACGTCCTCGACTATGACGAGTTGCCCTGCAGGATCGTGTATTTCAACGAAGCCGCTTAAACACACTGCCGGGGGTCTCTCCCCCGGCTTTTTTGCGATAAAGGAGAGTAAAACATGAAAATTTCTGAGATGAGTTATGCCCAGGCGAGCGCGGTCATGCTGAGGATCGCCGCGCCTATCTCCAACATCTGTGACGATGAGGAGCTGGCGAACATCCTGCGGGATTTTGTCGGCATGAAGCAGGCACCCGCCTTGCGCGCCTACGGCCTGACGCTGCCGCGCGTGCTGACCTACTGCCTGGACAAGCACAAGGCGGACACCGTGGAGATCATCAGCGCGCTTTTGGGCATCCCCGTAAGTCAGGTAGGCGAAACGCCGTTCAAGGACATCGCGAAGGGCCTGCAGGAGAGCTACGACGAGGTGCTCGCTGGTTTTTTTACGCGCTACAAGGCGCGGAAAAAGAGCGCCGTCACCGCGTAATCGCGCAGCTGTACCGCTGCGGGTGGCACGGGCTGGCCGCGCTCAACTACATGCTAGAGGACGACGACCGGGAGCAGCTGTACCGCGATTATACCGCCACCATGCAGCGGCATTTGGTGACGATGCTGTATAAGCACCTGTATACCGGCGACTGGGAGCCGCCCTCCTACCTGGACGCGGCGCACCCGAGCGCGGCGGCGCAGCCGGCCACGGAGACGCCCGAGGACACCAAGGCGCACGTTTACAAAATCTTTGGAATCACGGAGTGAGACATGGACGCATTCACCCTGGCCGCCAAGCTGACGCTGGACAGCGGCACTTTTTATTCCAGCCTGGGCTCCGTTGAGCGCACGCTGAACAATTCGCAGACCCTCGGCAAGTTTACGGCCTGGGGCACCGCCATCGGCAACCTGGCCGCGAAAGCGTTCAGCACCGCCATGTCCGGCGCGTTGCGGTTCGCGGAGTCCGTCGTCACGACGGGCATGGATTTCGACGCGATGATCAGCGGCGTCGCCAGCATCAAAGAATTCACCGAGGAGGAGCTGACCGCCGTCCGTGAGAAGGCCCTGGCGCTGGGCGCGAGCACGAAATTCACCGCGGCGGAGGTCGGGCAGGCGTTTTTCTACATGGCGCAGGCCGGCTGGGGAACAAACGAGATGCTCAACGGCATCGACGGCGTGCTGCAGCTGGCGGCGGCGTCCGGCGAGGACCTGGGCCGCTCGTCCAGCATCGTGACCGCCGCGCTGACCGCCATGGGCTACAAAGCCAGCGACGCGAGCCATTTCGTGGACGTTTTGGCGGCGACAGCGGCCAATTCCGACACGACCATCGGCATGATGGGCGAGGCCATGAAATACCTGGGCACCACCGGCGGCGTCCTCTATTACTCCATGGAGGATTTGTCCATCGCGATGGGCCTGCTGGCCAACAACGGCATCAAAAGCACACAGGCCGGCACGTCTCTGCGGCAGATTCTCAATACCCTGATCAGCCCGACGACCGACGCCGCGGAGGCCATGCTGCAGCTGGGCATCAGCCTGTTCGAGCCGAAGACGGGCGCGCGAAAACCGCTGCTGCAGGTCATGACCGAGCTGCGGCAGGTCTACAAGGACTACGGCGTCAACACCACCGCGACGCTCGACCAGATCACCGAGAAAGAGAACGAGCTCGCGGCCGCGGTAGAGGCCGGAACGATGACGCAGCAAGAGGCCGAGCGCGAGATGTCCGCGTTCACCGGCGTGAACCAGCAGTTCCTCGCGCAGATGGCGGAAATCGGCGGCCTGCGCGGTATCTCCTCGCTGCTGGCGATCATGCAGTCCTCGGACGAGAAGTTCGAGCAGCTCAAAAATTCCGTGTATGGCAGCGAGGGCGAGGGGGCGCGCATGGCCTCCGAGCAGCTCAACAACCTGAAGGGTGACATCACGCTGTTTAACAGCGCGGTCGACGGCCTGAAAATCCTGATTTCCGATGAGTATAAGACCGGCCTGCGCAGTTTTGTGCAGACCTTCACCACGGAGATCGGCAATCTGGCGACGGCGTTTGAGCAGGGCGGCGTCGGGGAAATGTTCGTCAATCTTTCCAACTGGATCATCGACGGCATCACCGGCGCGCTCTCCAACCCGGAGATCACCCAGGAGGGCGCGGAGGACTTCGGGCAGGCGCTCGGCAACTTCGTCGGCAACCTGGTCAGCAAGCTGGTCACCAGCGCGCCGACCGTGATCTCCGGCCTGTTCACAGCGGGCATGAGCCTGGCCCAGGGATTGGTCGAGGGCCTGTTCGCGGGCCTGTTCGGCGTGGGCGACGGCACCGTCTGGGGCGCGATGCAGCAGGCGGGCGAGGAGCGCGACCAGCTGATCAGCGACGCGAACCAAACGGCGGCCCAGGCCAACGGCGTTGTCAACTACATGGAGAGCCTGGTCACTAAATACGGCGAGGCCGCGAAAGAATCCGGCGAGTGGGCGAAAGCGCTCGCGGAGCTGGAACAGCTGATTCCCGGCGTCACTTCTGTGATCCAAAAAGAGGGCGATGCGCTGAGCACGACCACGGGCAACCTGCGCGATTACATCGAACAATCGCGGCTCAAGGCGATTGAGGACGCGAAACAGGCGTACGTGGGCGACCTGCGCAACAAACTGTACAGCACGCTCTCCGCGCAGGGCGAGGCGGAGATCAACGCCGACCTGGCCCAGGCCGGAATGCAAGAATCCGTGCGCTGGCTCGCCAACTATATCGCGAGCGCGGACACGACGGGCAACACCAGCGCCGAGGGCCTGGTGTCGCAGGTTGAAGCGGGCACGATGTCGTTCAATCAGCTCGCCTTCGCCGCGCAGAGCGTATCTAACGAACTGAACGACACCACCGGACAGGTGGATGCGGTGATCGAGTCTTACAACACGAACAAGACCGCGTATGATACCAACTCCTCCAAGGTTGACAGCCTGTCCCAGGAGGTCGCGGGACTGCAGGCGCAGCTGCAGATCGCCGAGGCGGCGGTCTCGCGCATGGCGGAGCAGGCCGGTTCCTTCACGGTGCCGACGTTCTCCACCTACGGCGAATGGGCCAACTATCACTATGGGAAACACGCGAAAGGCGCGTGGGACATCCCATACGACAACTATATGGCCAGCCTGCACCGCGGCGAAATGGTGCTGACGGCCACCCAGGCGCGGCAGTACCGCGAAGTCAGCAATGGCATGAACGGCACGATGCTGGCGGAGGCGCTGCG